CCGCCGTAGAAGCCGAGAAATCGGTATAAACTACGGCGGTCAGCCACAATAGACACATGAACAAGATAAAGCTCTCCCTTCCGACCGCATCGACCCTGGTGGGGTCGGGCTTCACGCGCATTCAGTTTGGACGGGCAGACACTGCGGCCCAGGCGACATCGCTTAGCGGCACATGGGAAGTGCTCCCGACACTCCTGTCCCTGAACGCATCAATTACTGCCTACACCTACCGGGACGACACTGGGTTCCCCGGCCAGTGGTACAACTGGCGATCATATAACCCAACGAGCAATACCTACGGTTCGTGGCAGGCGTCCCCAATCCAAGGAAAGAATCTTGGGTATCTCACCGTGGATGAGTTCAAAGATTACGAGATGGCGTCCCTGATGAACCCGGATGGCAGCACCGTCAGCGACGACCAGATCGAGAGCCACATCCGCATTGCTAGCAAGGTAATTGACGGCTTCTGCGGTCAGACCTTTGGACTTCAGCGCGCAACTGAGAAGCACAATTATCGCCAGGACACACGCCGAGTCTACCCAAATAACCGACCAGTCGTATCGGTGCAGGGAATGGATGTCTGGGTAACAACCGGGCAGAAGGCGACATTCCAGCTGACAGATCTTTTCGTTAACTATACGGCTGGCTACGTTGAAGTTACGTCCCTTGCCTCAGTAACTTACTCGCTGTTCCCGGCAATTGTTAACATGGGCCTGATTGTTCCTGTTGCAGAGATTACTTACACATATGGATTCGCTACGCCGCCCGACGACATCAAGGACGCGACTGCGATTATCACAACTGAGTCGCTCGGACTTGCAAGCCTTGCAAAGCAGGGGTTTGCTGCTGTGGCAAGTGCCGACATTGGGGACATCAGTATCAGGACCTCGCGCCCAGTTCGTGAGATTCATGGCGGAAGCATACCCCCACAGGCTATCGGTCTACTCGAGGGGTATAGAAACACGACGCTGCGATGATCCCTGCATACAACCTGAGGGCGACCCTTCGCAGGGAGACAAACACCGGGCACGCAGCTGACGGTAGCCCAACCAAGAATCAGGTGTTTGTTTGGTCCAACGTGCCGTGCTTCCTCGATGAGAATAAGGTCGACTTCGAGCAGGGCTCAACCAGTGCGCGAATGGAGACCGAATACACGATAAAGCTTCCGTGGCTTGTTGGGGACAGGCTCCCGCGGGTCTCGGATGTGATCATTATTGACAACATCGAGCACAGGGTCCACGAGGTCCGCACAGCGCCGATCTTTTCCCATCATGTAACAGTTACTGCGTACAGGGTGGCACGACGTGGAATTTAGGGCCGAGATTAACTCAGCATCTCTAGACAAGTTTGCAGATAGCGTTAAGAGTAGGCGCCATAACACAGAGCTTTCGCTCATGATGGAGCAGGTCATTGACAATGAAATCTTCTTCGCCCTTCGCCAGGACTTCGAGCGGACGCGAAGAAAGGGTGACTTCTCCCCTGGTGGCGGTACCCCGGTAAAGACCGGACGACTTCAAAGGAGCCTTACGACCGATGGAAGAAGCAGCGTTGGTGGAATTCAAAGGCGAATGGGAAAGGTAACTCTAAAGTTTGGAACCACGCTGACCTACGCCCCAAGGGTCGAGCGCAAGTACGGCTTCATGGATTTTACCTTCCAAAAGATTGGGCTTGCTGCGCTAAACAAAGTGAAGCGCGGACTCCCCTCCAGAATCCGCGCCGCACTTCGCAGGGCTGGCGTCAGCTAACGCAACGCAAGACCTTCAGATCGTCCCAGCCGTACTCGCTGACAGTGAACGTCAGGAGTCCCGGTGCCGAGTGGACACCAGCAGTTTCAGTAAACCACTGTGAGCCACCGTCGAGTGACGGGGCCTGGATGTGTGTCCGCACTCCCTCGGTAAGAACCGAGAGGTGATGGTAGTGGCCGGTAACAAGGATCGTCGAGTCGCCGATCTTCCTCATTCCATAAGCCTGATCCTTGAGCCAAGACTTAATCTTGGCAGAAGCCGTAGCGCCGCTGCGTCGAGCCTGATGCCCATGTGCAATGCCAAGGATGTTTCCGTGGATGTTCAGGGTTAGCGTCAACTCATTGCTTGGCAGAACAAAGCTGACGTGGCCGTACGCCTCTGGATTAGCGGAGACGATTTCTGCGACCTGCTCGAAAATAGCAACATCGTCATTGTCGCCAAACGTTGTATACGCCTGTCCGCCACGGCGGTTCTCTCCGTGGTTTCCAGGCACCGCAGCAACAATGACCTTCGGGGCAAACTTAGCCCATGAGGTAAGCGCCTTCACAATAAGGCGGCGAACAACCTTTACCTGCTCCCGCCTGTCAAGATCGTTCTGGAACGTTTGCATTGCGTAGTGTCCATCGCAGGACTCAACAAGATCGCCAAGACCGAGCACAACAAGTCGGTCAAGCTTTCGACCAGACTTTGCAAGTTCTTTCCATCGAGCCTCGACCTCGTCGATTCCAGCAAGGAACCGCTTAACGATACCGGCAGAACCGCCACCTTCGCCCTTGCCGATTTGGAGGTCCGAGATGCCCACTACAAGCGCAGTGTCGCCAGCAAAAGCTGAAACCTTTCCTGGCTTGTGCTTCTTAATCTCGTCAATCAGCTCGTTTAGGTCGACGCCGCGCTCAACGCCCTTGCGCACAACCTTTCCCTTCCACTGGCGATTAGGCACGCCCTCCGGGTTGCCCCAGACGTTGAATAGGATCGGCTCGACTACTTCAAAGTGATCAGGGTCAAGACCCCAGACCTTGAGAACCGCCGACCAATCTGCGGCCTGATCAAGTGGCCCGCCCATGGTTGTGACGGTCCCCTCGTTGCCATTCCATGTGATCCCTGGCTCCCAGCCCTCCGGGTGCTGGCGACGCGGTCGCTTTGTCTCTTCCATGTCGCGTTGTACAGATTTTATTTCATCAAGTATGTCGCTCATTATTCGCACCTGCATTCTTTCCGGCGATGGCGTGCGATGGTGTGCGACTTGCAGTCGAACCCCTGCTTGCCAAGCCACTTCGCAATGGCGCCAGACTGGATATCCATATCCGCCATGGCGGCATTAAGTGCTTTTGCCTGGTCCCCGCTAACGGACCTCAAGACGATGCCCACGCTACAAGCCGGGCCTTTACGCGGAGAAGATTGCCGAATCTCCTCAAGCATTTCCTGCACTGTCATTGTGCTCTCCTTCTGCTAAAGCCATTTCGGCTTTCAACATTGTATCAGGCATATCGACAGCTTGCCACACAAGTTCACGGATAGAACCGTTCGCATTACAAGCAGATGGATAAATGTATTAAAAGATTTGCTGCTGTGCGATACTTGCATTGCGTTCGGCAGGATGTATATAAGGAGGACTTATGCGTTCACAGTCTGCCATCGATCTACTCAGCGTCTACCTTCAGACCGGAACTGCTGCCATCATTGCGATTGGCGCGGCCACTGCTCTTGATATCGACTTTGGAAGGGCGCTCCTTGCTGCAGCAATTGCTGCCGTCCTACCTGTGCTCGCCCACCTTGTCAGCTCCAGGGGGGAATAAATGGCACCTCTTGGTTTTGGACGAAAGAAGAAGATTAAGCCCGTCCCAGTTGTCGTAATCGTTGGGGCTGGCGAGGGAACCGGAGACATCACCGTAGCGGCAAAAATGGCCGCGTCGAGCGTGGATCGCATCGTTGCCGTCGGGGTGTCCGACGAGGCGCTTGCGCAACTCGAGCCGGACCAAGCACGCCTTGTGCGCATCAGCCAGGGTGATGGCGAGCAGAACGAAGACTTCATTGTCCGTTCCGCCGCAACGGTCGTTAAGGCTGCAAAGCTGGATGGGTCCGCTGCGCTTGTCGTTCCCGGGTCTGCTCCCTACCACGACCTGACCGCGCTTGTCGCCATGGCCGCCAGGGCCGAGGGTATCGCAATACGAATCATGCCTGGAATTGGCCCGTTCGAGCGGTCGATTACCAAGCTTGTCATACGACCAAACGATGGAATCGTCTTTGCCGGAACGGTAGAGGCCGCCCGCGGGGCAATCAACCTGCAGGACAAGCTACCGATCATTCTTGGGTCTGCGTCTCTTGCCTCCGTTGAGGACCTCGAGAAGATTGGCGCGTGGGCAACTGGTAAGTACGCCGTTGTTGTCCCAGTCAGCGGAAAGCCAAAGCCATTCCAGGCATCAAGGCTTGCCGAGGCAGCTGACCAGATGACCGCCAGGAGCAGCATCGTCCTGTTCTCCGCAGAGCAACTCCTCTCCTCAGATGAGTCGCACGGAGAAGACGTTTCAAATCCGTCCTCTGTAGTGATGGATATAGTTGGCCGAATAAACGAGGCATCCTCTTCAGTTGAGGACGCGGTTGGCAAAGTGAATGAGATTACTGACACATTGTCTGGGTTTGGGATTGATGCCGGTTCCGTATCGCAGCTGAAGGATGTTGACGATTTTTTCAAAGGCCTAAAGGGCTAAAATGTCTGGCGACCTACTGAATAGGATCAGAGAGGCCGAGTCTCAAGTTGCACTCCCCGATAAGCCGGTGGAGCGTCCGTCTATCGGCTCAGTAGTCGCAAAAGCAATATCTATCGCCCTTGCCGTCCAGGGAGTCCAGTCTGCAGTCGGCGTCGTTGGCGGGGCAGTTGGCGGTGACGCATTCAGCATTATCACTATGGCGGTTTTGCTCGGTTCGGTTGTTGCGATGGTCGCAAAGAAGAAGCTCGAGCAGCGATACCCGCCAAAGAAGCTTAGGGAAATACCTGGAGTCGACACGGCAAGACTTTTTGAGCGAGCTGTTGCGGCATCAAAAGTTACAAGGATTGAGAAGGTGCGTTCCCTTCTTTCTAAGACCGCTGACGATGCTGTTTTCTGGCCAACGTCGGTGGCCGCCCTGGTCACCGCATTCATGGCTACCGCCGCGGCGTTTTCCTCAGTTGCTGCAGCCGTCGCCTCTGGTGCAATCGGCGCATCTATTGCTCTTTCCATCATGGCATTCCTCGGCGCCAAGGCGACTATCTCTCTTGCGGCCTCAGTTCGTAGGGAGGCATTCGACAGGAAGATCCGCCAGAAGCGATCTGCCACTGCGCTCTTCAAGAACCTTGCAAAAAAGGCGATTTCCGCCCTTCTGGGGCGCGGAAATGGTCAGGGTGGCTCTGGGGCCCAGGGAGGGGCTTCCGGAGCCTCTGGGGCCGCCGGAGGGGCATCTGCGGGGGCTTCTGCGGCAGCATCTGGAGCATCTTCTGCGGGTAGTGCCATTTCGAGCGTAGTTAGTGCCGTAACCGCGACCGTTGCCTCCGCATCCGTAGCTCTTGCCGTCAGCACTGCCTCAGTGACCGTAGCCGTCAACCAGGAAGAGACCTTTTCAGCTGCCACGCAGGGCGTGGAGATCGTAACAGAGGTAACGAGCACAGTTATTGAGTCGACCGTGCAGGTGATCGACGAAGTCAGCTCCGTAATCGTTGAGACCGTAACGCAGGTAGTCGACCCAACTCCGGAACCGACCCCATCGGAGGAACCGACAATTGACCCATCACCAGAGCCAACAACCGACCCAGGACCATCACCAGAGCCAACCGTTGAGCCAACCCCAGTACCTGAGGAGCCTGAGCCGACGCCAGTACCTTCGCCATCTCCTTCCGTATCTCCTGATCCCACTCCTCTTCCTACTCCTGAGCCAACACAGTCCCCTCTGCCGACTGTAGAGCCAACGCCACAGCCAACACCTGAGCCGACGCCAGAACCAACGCCAACTCCAACCCCGACGCCAACTCCAACCCCAACGCCAACCCCAACCCCAACACCTGAGCCGACACCCACACCAACTCCAGAGCCCACACCAACCCCAACGCCAGAACCAACACCAGAACCAACGCCGACGCCGCCACCTCCGCCGGAGCCACCAATAGAAATCCCTGGGCAGTGGACGTCGAGCAGCTCGATGTATGGCTACAGCGTAAATACGGCCACTGGTGTGATTCTTTACGGGCCAGACACCATGGTCCCGCCGTACGGACCTAATTACGCACAGGTTTCGATTGTTGCCGAGGAGGCCGGGACGCTGACGTTCTCATGGCACTACTGGACAACGGATAACGCATACTGGGATACGCCATCGATAGTGGTGGATGGAGTTAGGACAATCTTGTTCCAAGGTAACGAGCAGGATGTCTACGGATCGTTTACGACCCACGTGAACCTTGGCTCCACTGTGTCCTTCAGGCTTGATTCAATCGACTCCTGCTGTGGCGCAGGGATAGTGGAAATCTATGACGCAACCTGGACTCCGGATGTTCCTGAGGCTGGGCCGCCGCCCGAAGAGCCAGCCCCTGAGGAAGGTAGCCCTCCGATAAACTAGGAGGACAACTTCCTGGCCCAACCCTGACCTTTATAAACTACGGTTGGGGCGGATATGCGCGGGGTTAGCGCTCCACCACATTTCTCGTGCGACGATGGCCGATCATCGGTCATCTTATGGACGATCTCTATCTGCCTTTTGCATTTAGAGCACTTGTACACATAAGTAGGCAAGGATAATCAACCCTTCTTGGTCCTAGCCTTTTCCAGCTCTGCCTTGAGGGATTCGACCTGGGACTTGAGGATCTCGTTTTCGTTAGCCATGATGTCAATCCGAACAGCAAGCTCCCCAATCTTTGCGAGCAGCTGCTGCGCTGTTACCTGATCTGAACTCATTTCCTACTCCTTCACTGCTTCTTCCTTACCCCACTTGCCCACCGGGCACTCAGCATGTGGCAAGGACCCCTTTAAGCGCATAAAGCACCCACACTTCTTGCACTGTCTTGTGAGCTTAATAAAATGCTCACAAGTTTGGCATATCGAAAGACGCTTCTCGAGCACTTCTTCTGATACCCTTCCAATGTTGGGATTAAGCATATCCCATGGCTTAGCTGTCATTTTCTACCTCACCGTGAAGGTACGGGCACTTTGCTGCCCCGTATTCCTTTTTCACCCAAAATTTGTCTCTGTATGCGCCACCCCAGACGTTTCTAACCAGGTTGACAAACTTTGTTCTGTGGCTCTGTGAGAACGGAGCAACTTCCGACTCCCATTTTTCTCTTTTAATAGGTATAACTTGAAATATTGGCGTCCCCTTCTTGATGGTTCCGGAAAAACCTTTCTTCATATAGAATGCTATCTCTGACCTCATGGGCATCCTGTCTGTGTCAACAACGGCACTCATCGTCCTAAATGGCAGATCCTCCCTGTTCAGGGGATGGGTAATGAGGATAGACCATCCGTCGGGCAAAACAAACTCAAAAGGCTGGAGCCACAAAAATGGGTTTTGGTGAAACCCATCCGGGCCGGGGAAGCTGGTCATGGTCTCTTCATTTCTCTGCCCGCGCACTGGCTTCCAAGGTTGCTGCCTATGCCAATAAAAGCCGGGCTCTTCTCCGTCCCTTGCAACAACTTCAACGTCGCAGACAAGCTCCTGAATAAAACCGGAGGTAAATGAGTCCAGCAGTGGCGTGCATGCTTTTGCGGTGTAATTTGGCTCACCCATATCCTCATTCAAGTACGGCTTGCCGGATATTGACCGCGGCATTTTTTTAAACCAATGTGGGATATATTCTTTTGCTGGCTTGGGGTGCTCGTAGCCAGTATCGTCCAGCTCGGGAGCTTCGGGAACAAAAACAACTTTGTGCCTTGTCACCGCTGCTGATCTGATTATTTTCAAGATTTTTTTAAGCATACTAGCCTCCCATCACTTGCGGCCCGTACGATGAGCCCATTGCTGCCTGGAATTCCCTTGTCCCAATCCAGTGTTTTCCACCACTGACTTCCCAGTACAAGTTTTTCCCATTAGCCTTGACGTATTTTATCAGCCATGTCAAAACACTTGGACTCATTGTAGCACCGGCCTCTACGGCCCTAATATAAGGTATCCCGTTAATGCTTCCCTCGTCAATAATCATGTTGACGAGTTCTGGTTTTAGCCATTCAGGGATGCTGGTATCTTTTAGCCACAGGCAGCTATACCCTACACACGGGTCCTTTGGCCTATTCTCATAGATTGCGCATCCTTTTCCCGGCTGAGCAAATTGGCAGGGGATTCCGGGCTCCATGTACTCGCCAAGAATGTATCCACTTAGCCAGCCCTCACAGCACTTTGTGCATGTGCCGCATGATCTCTTTTCTCGATCTACGATTGGGAGCTGACGCTTCACTTCGCTTCCTGGTCGCCACTCACTGATCGTATAATTCGACCAACGGCAAGATCAATGTGATCTTTTAGTCGCTGTTCAAGCTCCTCCATCGCGTCCTGGACGCCCGCGGCAATTTCTGCTGCCTGAGATACAGAGTCTCCGCATCCAGAGATCACCCCATCCTGCTCTTTTTCACTAGACAATCCAGGTTCAATCTGGTAAGATTTTGTTAGGCCGAGTCTTTCTTCAAGTCCCTTCTTGAAAGCATCTTCCCACCCGAGTGCGTCTCCAACGATCACGCCATCCTCTGCGTAGCAGTAGTAGGGCCACTGGGAAATGTTGGCGGCGTCTCGAAGTTCTGAGTTTTGATCCACATCGATCTGTACAACCTGGACGCCAAATTGCTCGTACTTCTTTTCAAGGGACTCAATGTAGGGGTATGCTGCGGCGCAGAAATGGCAGCTTTCAGAGCTAAAGAAATAAACAGTGGGGGTGCCGGAATTATCTTCTCGCAGCTTGTCCCAGACGTTTTTTTCGACCTTTGGCTTTCCTGATCCGTAAACTTTTGGCATACCCTCTCCTGCTATTACCCCTGGATAATACCGACGCTATCACCACCGAGCGGCTCGTATTCCAACGAGAAGTTGTCGGCACTATACCCCTGATTTGGCTGGGCTGTCCCCATGTCTTGGCGAATCATACCATGGCCAATCGCATTCTGCCAGTCGCTGACCCCCGATGCGGAGGTCCCGGTGTCCACAGCAACGGATGTCATAGCAGTGTCGCTGTAGCCAATTGCCTGGTAGTTGCCATTTGTAGTGATCACCTTGATCGCGGCGAGGGAAAGACCGGCACTCGTTGAGTCATACACGGTACTAGAATATACGGTTGACGCGCTACCACCGACAATCCTCTGTACGTAAAATTCGTAGCTCCGTCGGTAGTTATTTGTTGATCCGGTTGCGCATGGGGGGCAAGTGTTCTTTGTTACATCACAGCTGTTGGCTGCGTTGACGTTTCCGCCACCGCTTTTCGAGCAGCTGTAAAGGCAGTTCTGATTTGTTCTTGAGTTGAATCCGCAGCCAGTTCCATTACAGGTGGTTCCAATTTCTCCGCATGAGCGGGTTCCGCACTTTTTAATTGAATATGGGCCGCTGGTTGAGCACGCCGATGTCGTGCACGTACTGTTACTTGAGAAGGTCCCGCAGGTGTTTGTTGTGGCACAGACCTGGCTGTCAATAGTTCTTCCGTAGCATGTTCCGCCGCAAGAGCTTACTCTATTTCCATAGTCAACACCTGAAACTACGGCGTTGCACGTTGGGGCCGTCGGACAGCTTGTAGTCGAGCAGCCAGCGCAGGAAAGCGATACGACGTTTCCGGTTCCGGTACTTGTGGAACGCGAGTAGGTAACGGCGTTTGTATTACATCCACCGCACACACAGTTTTGTTCAAATACGGTGCACGGAGCTGAGCAGTTGGTGGTGACAGAGTCTAGATATCTGTATGAATACATATAGGCTATCCAGTAATTTGACGAGTCTTTTACCCAAAACGAGACTCCTGGGCCGTTAGTGCTTCCCGTAAGGACGCTTATGGTGGCAGACGGCTGGTAAACATTTACCCACGCTGGAGCATAGCCAGATGCGTCGTTAGTTGCACGGTTTGTGCTAATTCTCCAAGACGTCGTGTTTTGCCACGCCAAGGTCATTCCCGTCTCGGTTGAGCCAAGGCTTCCATTTGTTGTGTCTGCTCTTGTAAATGTATCAGAAATCGTAATTGGCATTAGTAAGTGGCCTCCACGGTGACAGAGAGATCGGCCCCAGAAGTTCCAGCACTGACGATTTCAACTTGCAGAATGTCGCCAACAGCAAGCGAGGTCACCGTCGACAGTGCAGTGGTAACGACCGCGTTGCCTACAGTTGCGCTGGTGTTGCCGTTTGTTGAGCCGTTCTTAACCAGTCGGTATGTCACGCCAGAACCTCCACCAGCGTACGCCCGGGCATTCACAAGGGTGCAGGCGACTGGGGAAATAAACCTAGGCTGCTTGACTCCAGCCGTAAGGGTTCCAGCAATGTGGAATGAGATAGGCATCTCAAGGGCATCAATCTTTGTCTTATCTGCTGCACTCATTGAGCCAGCAGCCGACGTTGTTGCCGCAGAGATTGAGATGTTGTTTCCAGACTCAACTAGAGGGGCGCTCACCGTGATCGTTGCAACACCAGTAAACTGCGTCCAAGCAATTGCGTCGGTTCCAATGCGGATTGCTCGAGTTGGAGTTGTTGCAGTTCCGACCGAGTTCATAATCCAACCCTGACCAACGTTTGTTGATCCATGAGTGATGAACGTAAAGTCTCCCGGGAAGACCTCGCCAGCAACCGAGTTGTCGAAGTCACTTGCACGGGTTAGTACCCACGGATTGCTACCGTCACCAATGGCAGTTACGGTATAGATACCGTTCTGCGTGGTTGTCGCCTGATCCTTTACAAGGATGCGATCATCTACGGCTGCTGAAACGGAGTCAACAGTTAGTGCCCCGTTTGATGTGGCCGTAAGCGTTGCCCCAATGCCAGTACCTTGGCTTTGATCCGCAGAACCGGCTGCGTAGGTTGCGCCCAAGGCGGCAGTGGTTGCCAGCTTCACCGATGCGTGCGTGTTTACCCCGGCCGTAACATTGTCAACATATGCCTTTGTCGCCGCATGGCTGGCCGAGGTTGGCGTTGCCACCGTTACAAGGTTTGCCGAGAAGTCGCCATTGGCGTCACGAGCGACAATCGCGCTGGCGGTGTTCGCAGAGGCGGCTGTTGTTTGATTATTGAGAACAGTCAGCGTGTTGCTATTCCCGTCAATTGTCTTGTTTGTAAGGGTTTGGGCCTCAGAGAGGCCAGCCACGGTTGTAACCCCATGGGTAGACGTATCACCTTCGTGCGTCGTGAGGGCACCGGCAGCAGTAGATTCAGCGGCAGACTGAGCATTGTTTGCCTTTGTTGTGACCCCAGATGGGGTATCAAATGCGTAATCAAGAACTGACCAAGTACTAGTCCCGTCACCAATTTTTATCTTGTCATTTGTAAGATCTAACCCAAGTTCCCCCTCGGCAAGAACGGGATTTACGGACGACCAATTTGCGGCTGTGTCCCTTCTAATCTTAATTAAGTTTGGCATAGATTATTTAAATTCCTTTCTCGACCAGAATAAACTACGGTAAATGTTAAATATCTTAGTGGCATGGCGCCTGCCGACTGAATTTGCCTCTTCTATCTCTCTTTGTCCTCCAATTTGCATTTCCCACGGCTCTCGCTTGAAAGGAATTACTTGGACGATTGGGGTTCCAGCGGGTATCATTCCTGAAAATTCTGGGTTGTCTAGCATAAACGGAAAATTTATCTCTTGGGTATACGAATCGGTATCGACAACCGCCGGGAATGCGGTGAATATGCCGTTCGGATTGTGCATTGGTGGAACAAAAAGAACTGAGTATCCTTTTGGGGTCTTAATCATCCAGGGATTGTTAAACTTTGGAAACGATACGCTTTTTCTTCCCAATGGGTGAAGCTTTGCCTGACCGTAATCATGAGAGCTGACACCAAGTGGGCCCCTTGTTTGGAACGTCTGCTCCGATTCATTTTTATCTTTTTCTACCCAGATGTCAGAATGCGTGTAGATAACATACCCGGCCGTGGCGGCGTCAAGTACTGGCACGCACCGCTTAATCGTTGAATTTGGCTCTGCGTGGCCAATGGTTGTTTTAACCCCTTCGTCAATTCCGTGAAATCCGCCGTATGCATGCATCTTTACAAGCCAATCGGGTACCGCCGAAGCTGCTGGCTTTGGATAGTATTCTGGCTGAATGTCAAACCTTGTAGTGAAGGTGATCTTAGGCATTACGCATTCCCCCCATCAATTGTTTCATTTGCGATAGAAACTAACGCTGTTTGCCACGATACGTCTGTTCCGTCTGATCGCAGAAATTTGTTGTTGGCAGAGGCTTGCGACGGCAAAATTTCAGTCCTGGCGCCCTGTGCTGTTGTTGAGCCTGTTCCGCCATACGCAATACCGATCGCTGTTCCCTGCCAAGTCCCGGTAGATATTGTTCCTACCGAAGTCAATGATGAGCTTACCACGCTGCTCCCCAAAGTGGTAGCACTAAGAACAGAGCTCCCGTCAATCCTAAAGGCCCTTCCGGAAAGAAGGTTTATTCCGCCAGACCCGCCACCGGTAAAAGTCGCTAGCTCCTCTGCGGCTACGGTGCCGTTACCAGCTACTTCAATAACGATCTTTGTGCCCTGATCTGAATCTGTCCAGTTCTCATTTGCGTACATTGCAATTCTGGCAAGCGATGCCCCGGAAAAACCAGTTAAGCCGTATCCGCGAGCCCCCATCTCGCCAATCTTGTCTCCCGCCTGTATGGCAGAAGGGGAGGCAGCAGTCCCGCGACTGGACCTGATTGTGAGCGCCCCATGGACGCCAGTACCGTGGGCATCAAGGACAATTCTTGTGTCTGCGCCATCGACACTAACTGCCTGAATCGTTGTTCCACTTGCATTGCTTAGGTTGAACGGCGTTGCCCCGTTGTTGTCAATGACAATCGTGCCACCAACCTTTGGGTCAGTAAGCGTCTTATTCGTCAACGTCTGGGAGTCGGAAAGGGTAGCAACGACAGTATTATCGATATTGAGCGTTGCCGACCCTGAAGTCGCGCCGCCGGTGAGTCCGGTCCCGGCAACTACCGCAGTAATGTCGCCAGTTCCGCCCCCGCCAGCAGACAGGTCAAGCCACTGCGATCCGTCGTAAACGTAGACAGCATCGTCTGTCGTGTTGTAGTACATATCACCCTGGGCTGGGGACCCTGGGGCGGCCGCGTACTGCGGCAGATTAATCTTGCTTAAAATCTTAGGCACGGATTACCTCCTTTGTCGGAGTTTATCCGATTATAACGACCTTGTAGGCGTCTTCCGCTGGTGCCGAAGCAAAGACAAGGTCAACGGTATCAACAGTTGCGTGCTTGATATCCGGATACACCTTCTCATATGGGCTCGCAGCCTCGTAAACCTCAACCGTTATGTCCCTTGTGTTCAGGTTGTGGGTTATCGTAATCGTCGTGTTGGAACCATTTCCAACAAGCGCTGCGTACTTGCGCGTCCCACCAAGGGCGGCAAGTGCTGCAGCTGCTGTCGTCTGGCCAGTACCACCGTTTGCGATGGCAAGTGCGCCGGTGACCGCAGCGTTCTGCGAAAGGTCAATCGCGCCAAACGCTGGTGCTCCACCAACACCAGGGACTCGCAGTACCTGGTTAGCCGAGCCAGCGCTCGTTGCTGCAACGGCGCTTGTTCCATTACCAAGCAGTACGCCGTTGGATGTAAGCGTCGTCGCTCCGGTACCACCGTTTGCAACAGGAAGTGTACCACTTACCTCGCTCGTGAGCGAGACGGTGCTTTCAGTCGTGAGTGCATTCGTGCTACCGGTGGACTTAACGATACCAGCAGTGAACGTCGATGCCCCCGTACCGCCACGGGCAACCCCAAGGGTCCCGCTGGTCAGCTTGTCGGTGCTATGGCTTGGAATGTCTCCGGCAACAAGTGCGCGGAACGACGGTGCTGACGGACCGCCTGATGCAGGGCCAGCGAATACGTAGTTATCGGATGCAGTCGCTGCTCCGGTACCGCCGTTCCCAACGGCAAGCGTTCCGGTGACGGTATCAGTGCCGAGTTCGACTGAACCTGTCGCCATCTTGGCGGAGGTAATGCCGTTGTCCTTGACTTCGAGCTGATTGCTTCCGTTGACACCGACAGTGCTATTGTCAAACTTGACATCGAACTCTGTTCCGGTTAGCGACAGCGCATCGCCAGCGCTGAATGTTCCGCCACCGGAGAACTGCGTGAACGAAAGTGCCGTTGTGCCAATGGTGATTGCACCCTGGGTTGTGAGCACCCAGCCGGTCGAGCCATTTGCTGTACCGTACTCAACGAAGGCAAATGCGCCAGTCGTTACAGCAGGAGTTCCGTCAAAGTCATCAGCCCGTGACCAGGTGCTCTCTGCGGCAACGTAGATACCGTTCTGGGAGGCGGTGCTCTGGTTCTTTACGAGGACGCGCTGACCGGCTTCAACGGTGTGTCCGTCAATTGTGAGCAGACCGCTAAGCGTGGTGATATTTGCGGTTGAGGCAACATGCACCGACTGCTTGACATCAAGGCCCTGTGCGACGGAGTCGACGTATGCCTTGGTTGCGGCATCGGTTGCATTCGTGGTTGTGCCTGAAAGTACGACCATTCGTGCATCGATGTCTCGGGCC